CACACGTGAAGTTCCTACACTTTTTAAAACTACGGTTACATTTTCTCCAGCATTGGTCTGTCCTATGTTGACTGGAGTAGCAGTTGCTACTGGCTTAAACTTAAACTCTGCTGGAAATACATATTCAAAAGTTTCTTCATCGCCAATATTCTTCGATGAGTTGGTTACAACTACCTTCTCTGTTCCAATAATTCTTGCTTCAGAAGCCTTAACTGATCTTGGTCCATCCCCTGGGATGTCAATCGTTACATACTTTGAAGACGATGGTGATATTTGCTTAGATAACTCATTGACTGCATTAACTATACTGTAAATATAGTTTACGTCTAAAGGTTGTCCTCGTTCTGGTGGTGATATTTGTGCCATAGTTCCTCCTGTATAATTATACCAAACTCAAAGTTCCAGTATAGATAGTATTACTATCTCTTCTTTCTTTGAATATACCGCCTATTTGTACCGCTATTTCTATACTTGTTCCACCCTGACTAATAATAGAATAGTTATTTGAGGTAGCAGTTCCATGATATGTATACTCTGTTTCATTATTATATTTTGTAAATATATCATAAGTTGATATGTTAGGTACAGAATCCCAAGCAACTACAATAATTGAGTTAACCCTTTCAATTCTGCCACTAACTGGCTGCAGGCTTTTGCCAATAACCTTATGAATTAAAGACCAGTGTGAATATCTATTTTTATCTTGTGATGCTATTCTGTAGCGAATTAGGTATTCGCCATCCTTGCCTGCTGGTGGCAAAGATGATCGTGGAATAATTATTTTCTTAACGCCTTGGTCAGCCATTATTAATATTCATCCCAAATCTAAATTCTATATAACTTGTTGTATTTGATTCTTTAATGACAGTTGCAGCATCAATGTTTTTAATTACAGAGTACCCAACCAAACCATATAAAGGATTTATTGATGTAACATTTTCTAACCTAACAGCATCTAGACAAACATAAAAATCATCAGAAATAACATTGTTCTCAACAAACACGGAAGTATAAACCTTTATAGTATTTACAGAGTCCCAGTTAAAACCAGTGCTGCTTTTTCTTAGTTCTTGTAATTGCTTAGTGCTAACAATATATCTATTAGTTGCAAAATCATAGTCTTCTACAATTGCTTCAAACCTTGCCCACTGACCTTCTCCATAAACATCTGTATCTGAAAACTCAATTAGTATATAAACTTTATCTGGATTAATTGGTGCAACATTGTTTGCATTTTTATTTACAACCGAAAAGGCAAGTCTTATTTCATCCGTAGGGGCATTCTTACTTAAGTTTAATGCTGTTCCAGTTAGACCTACGTAATTGCTTCCAGTGTTTGCCTTAAGTCTTTTTACCCCATCTACCATTTCTGTTGATAGATTTGACATTGACCCATTTGTAATTACAATATTATTTAAGAATCTACATCTTTCATACCGCTCAACTCTTTCAGGGTTTGTAAAAATTCTATTATTTGCATTTGTAGTAAATGCCATTAGGTCTGACCCATTGTCTTTAATATGTATTTCTCCGCTAGACCCAGTAGAATCTAGTGGCTCATATTTTGGTATTAATGCAATTTGATTATTATATTCCCATCCCTCTGACTCAGAAAATGAAAATAATGTTTTGCTATCGTAAGCACCAGCAGTTGGGTTTGCACCTGCAGAATAAACTCCAATTTCAGAAATCTCATATCTTTCTTCTGTTGGAAGTTCTGCCGTAAGTACAACCTTAGCAGTTCCATCTTCGTCCTTTATATACCCTCTAGAAGTAATTGGAACACGGAACATTTCAAAGTCCAATGTTGTCTGATTAGAATAATCTCCAAATGGAACTTCTGGATCTGGGTCTAATGGCTTTGCTCCACAGCCCACGGCAATATAGGAGGCATACGCTGGGGATTGACCCACAAGGTATTTGGCAATTATATTTTTCCCATTATTAGTTATCATAGTTATTCCACCTCGTATATTGTATCACTAAGAACAATCCCCTGCTGAAGGATTTGAACCTCTACCTGCTCTTCTTTACCCATATTAATAACGTTGATTATAATGTCTCCAGTTATAGGATCTGTATATACTATTTTACAGTTTGCTATCTGCTTAGTATGATCAACCTCATCAAGCGTATATCCAGTACCACATTCTGGGATTCTGTCGCTAAGTTTAATTGGGAAATTTTTAAAATATGAATCTGCCGTTTTTTGTAGGGCAAGAATATTTTGAGGGTTATATTGGAAGAATATAGAACTTAGGTTTTTAATAGGACTATAAACTACGTTCTCTCCATTAATTAAATCACTTCTAGATATGGTAATAATTTCATGGCCACCTATATCTTCAAATATTAAATCAGTCATTATTTCAATAGGAACAGTATCAGGAGGAGTAATTATTAAATCTGGTGTTGCTGGCTTAACCGCCTGTGGTCTAGTAATACTTGGACTGGCTTGTGGAATTGGTGGGGTTGAGTTAGTTGCCATTACTTTACCTCACTTAAGTATACCGTCATGTCTGGACCTTCTGTTCCTTTACTATATTCAATGTAATATACAACATATCTATCATTTGCAATTTTTTGAATATTGTCTTTTGTGTATTTAACAGAAACAATATCTCCTAATTGAATTGTAGAATTAGCAAAAATCTTAACGCCAATAGATTTTCTTGGCTTTATTATTTTAGACAATAACCACTTCATTAAACTATTTGCTTGATCTTGCGTTTGAATGTATGCAGTTTGAATAGAAAAATCTTTTTTACCGTAAGTCATTCTGCTTAATTTAATATCCTCATACTCTTTATTTATTTTAAATGGAGACACAATAACATTGGAGCCTTCTATAATAGGATCAGACAAAGAACTATTTTTAGAATAATATTCATCTACCGTCAACTCTCCATTAGACTCTTGAGTAAATGTTACTCCCTGGATTCTTAGGTAGTTTCCAGTCGTCTCATCTAAACTTAACGCAGTATCTGTAGCATTAAATATCATGAATTCAGCACCATAGGATCCTGCTCTAAATCCAGAAACCGTGTACCCCTTTATCTTGTTAAACGTTGGAGACATTTTTGCATAAAGTGCTGGATAGGCTTTATCATATCTAATATTAAATGTGGCAGCCTCACGCATGATAGTTCCAAACTCTTCAAAATAAATGCTGTACTTATTAGGTTCTGAACTACTGATTCCAGATAAATAGGTTCCCTGAATAATACCACTCATAGCATACTTTCTAAATGATTCTGTAGCATTAATCTCATCATCAAAAATATTGTTAACTGGTGTATCCAAAGAAAACACAGCATTTTGGCTATAGTTATTTGCCAGTGCATATATGTTTTCAAACATAACTCTTGATGAGCCACGAACAAAAAGCGCCATATTGTTATATATTGGAAGTGGGTCTTGATCTACAACTGTTGTCAACAGTGAGCCGTTCATGTATAAATGAAAAACTCTTGCATTTCCTAAAGCCTCATACTCAATTCCAATATCGTAAACTGTTACATTTTGTTCAGATGCCATCCTGTATTGACCAGTAAACTTGCCATCATCTACAATAATATTTCCTAATCCCTCCCAGATTTTTACTGGTATGGCATCAGAAGAAGCAGAGTCTTTTTTAATTTTATAAAATACAACATTATGCACATTCTGTTTTTCAAGAGTAGATATGTTAGAACTTCCAAGTGCACTCAACTCTAAGTAGTATCCATTGTTTGTTTCTGGATTTACCATTATGGCAAGACCTCCACCACCTCCAGAAATAGTTATGTCTCTATCTGGAGTTAGTCCTGGAACAGTGTAGTAATTAGTACTACCGTTTGCTGTTTGTCCACGGCTTGCATTATTTTCTATCTTTCCTATAATTCTCATTCTAGTGCCAAAATGTTTAAATTTATTATTAAGTGGCTTATAGACATATGAAACAAAATCTCTTGGCTTGCCTGTTACTGGTATCGATGGTCCTTGCATAACAAAAGCAGAGGATTGTATAGTTCCAGATTTTGGTGTTGTAAAAGTATTTACATCTGATTCAGCATTAAAAGTAGCAGACATAAAATTTCTTATAATTCCATTTCTTGTTGTTTTTTTGGCAAGTTCATTATTTATTCCAGCAGCACCCTCGACAGTATTTGGTGCTTGTGTATTGTCTTCAAATAAATACTTTGACTGCATAGAGCACCCTCTAATGTTTGCGTCATCTCTCCAGTACGAGTTTAATCCTGCATAGTGTTCTGTAATAGAAGTTCCAAACTGTCCTCTTCCATGTTTTGCAACTGCTCCATTTTTTAATTTTAGCACCCCGTTTATTTCTTCATAGTTGGGTTCAGTGTATATTCTTACAAGTCCAGTAGGGTACATCTTTCCGTTAAACGGTAACTGTGAAAAATAGTACTCATACTCTTGAGCACTGCTAACCCAAACGTTGCCGAAATTAGCAACATTAAATTGTGCAGCATCGTACTTAATTATTTCACCATTAGAATAAAAATATCCATTATATCTTGCTATCCAATAAATACCTTCACCAAAGTCTATAATGTTATTTGTCAATTCTCTATTTACAACTGTAGGTAGTTGATTTGACAAATTAGAGTTAAGCGGTATAGCACTTAAAAGATATGAAGACTGCATACCTGTTTCATTGTTAACAGATTTAGTATTTTCTGTTCCAGCAACTTCCCACAAAAGAACTGGCTTATAAATCCAATTCCTGTCCATATCAATTAGGCTTGCCTGCTTAATAGTTCCTACAGATCTTTGAATATATTTTTCAGAATAATTAATCTTGCCATCATTAAATACTTGGTTTTCTTCTGATGCAATTTCAAGAATGTTTGGAAGAATGTTTAGGTTTGAATCGGGTTCATTTCCAGATAAATAAAGATCTATAGGTCTTTGATCTGCTGTTGGCATTATGTAGTCTTTGCTCATCATAACAAAATTATTAT